GGCGTTATATCTTTTTATTTTGGCTCATCTCATGGCAGTCAAATAAAAGATCAAATGCTTTATCATTCAACACCTACTAAACAAGCGCAATCTGAAGAATGAATATAACTGAACATTTTACTTTTGAAGAGCTTTATGCTTCTGAAATAGCGGATCGTAACCATATTGACAATACGCCAACCGATCCTAAAGTATTAGATAATTTAAAGACATTGTCATTAAATTTAGAAAGTGTGAGGCGTTTACTTGGACATCCTATACATATTAATAGCGCTTATCGTTGCCTACTTGTTAATGGAATGTTGGGAAGTAAACCAACTTCTGCTCACGTTAAGGGATTGGCTGCTGACATCATTTGCCCTGCTTTTGGTAGCCCTGTGGACATTGTTAACGCTATTATTTCTAGTGGTATTCAATACGATCAAGTCATTTTGGAGTATGATAGATGGTGTCACATTGGGTTCGCTGAAGAAGGTAAAGAACCAAGATTAGAACAATTAATTATTGATAAACAAGGAACAAGACATTATGGCAACTAAACCTACCTACAAAGCTGAAAAGCCAGCTATTCGTTCAGAAGGCAAACATTACGTTGTAGAACGCGAATGGAAAAAAGAAAAAGCTAAAGTAATGGAATTAGAAAAAGAATTAAAAGCTCACGAAAAAACTGATCTTTTAAAAGCTCATCCACTTCCAAATATGCGTTCTGAATAATGGATGAAATGGTTTTTGTATCTGTTGCGCTTGTCACTATTATGTGCCTTCTTTGTATTATCAGCCTACCTTTACGTTTGGCTATAGAATACGCTATTTGCTATTGGTAAATATTTAGGGCGGTCAAGCCACCATCAGAGGATATTGTAAGGCGAAGATTTTGTGGCTTTCTCTTTGTCATGTAATAACTATTAAATCTGCGCCCTACCCTATAATTTACTTATTCATTACATACATTGTAACTTCAAAGCCAAAGCGCATTTCTGTTGCAACTGGTTTAGTCCACATAATATATCCTTATTTATCCAAGCAATTTGCCTGTAAATATAAGATTATCTGTTTATGTAGGCAAAACCATCAGTAAAATCATTAAAAACCATTAATGGGTTATTAAAATTTCATGCACATTGTTTTCATTCTTTTCATATAAATCAATAACTTGAATGAAAATTAGCAACTTATAATTTACTATCTTTAAGTCTATTTGCTATTAATTCAGCGTAACCAGCAATATCATCCCAATGATCTTTATGGTCAGGATCACCATATAAAATACGACTTAATTTAATTAGGATCATGTGTATGGATTCTTTTTGATCTGCTGGCATATCTTTCCAAGAATATAATCCTGAAATATTTTCCATGATTTCCTGAACAAATATGGCTTTCATTTCAAAATCACCATGAGTTGATTCACGTTCTTTTATTATTTGATTTATTTTCATAACTTCCTCCATTAAAGTTTTCTTATTTCAAACTTATATACTTTGCATACTTCTACTGCTAATTTATAAAATTCAAGTTTATGTTCATCATAATGCTCGTATTTTTTACAATGATACAAAACTAAATGAATCATCTCATGCAATATAGTTTCAGATAATATTCTGAACTTTTTGCAATAACTACTAGATATTTCTATTTTTAATGGGTCTGCATGAAAATAACCGCATACCCTTTTGTCTTTAATTACTTTCCATTCAATAGCATTGGCGCTTGGCAAAGCATATTTATCGAATGGTGGCAATTTAGCAAACGTAGTATAAAGTTTAGCTAAATATTCAGGGGTGAGCAGCGACATAATAAATTCCCCTAATTAGTTAATATTAACCTTTCCAGCTAACCCATTCTGACTTATCAGAGTTTTCAAAGGATACATCCACATTTACTGGCATCGAGAAAGTAATGCCATGATGAGGGTGGGTTATCCATAAAGCTTGTCTAGGGGGTTCAAAACCAAAATTGTTGCTGTAGGCATATTCACAATACCCTTTTAGCGATCCATTTACAATAAGTCGTTCTAATTGTATTAATTGATGAAAATGACCAATTATCATAGTGTCATATTCCATATCAATTTGGGCGTTTCTAGACCGTTTCTTATGGTCACCTCTAATAATAGGGCCTAAAGCTCCAATAACGCCATCTCCGCCACGAAATTGATCGCCATGGGTCAATAGATACTTATGATTATAAATTGCGTATAACGCGTCAGGGCCATCAGGAATATGGAACGATACTCGGCTATCAGATTCAAAGTGTTTAGCTAAGAATTGATAGGTTAGCCAATCAAAAGAAGTAAAGTTTCTACCTTTATTTCGTATTTTATGGGTATTTCTACCATGATTACCACCTACGCATGGGACAAATACTTTGCCAAAACGATCAGCAAGCGTTTCTATGCACCAAATTAGCACACCAAATAGGTCTATGACCACAGGCATAATTTCTGCGTCATTGGTAGCCATAAGTTCCTCATGTATATCACCTGACACCATATCACCGCCTAAAGCAAATACAATGCCTGGATACTTTGGATTAACCATGTGATTGTTTAATAGGTCAATAGCTACTTCAATCATTTTTTTAGCGCGTTTATGGGCTATTTTCATATTGTAGGAATTTACATTATTGACTTGATTAGGGTCTACGTTTTCCCCCCAATGCCAATCTGATGCAAATAATGTAGGAACGCCTGGCGCTGACTTACTTGATCCTGGTTTTAATAACCAGCTAGGTGGTGAAGGCTTCTTTTCTGACATTTTAAGGATTTTAGTTTTAACATAATTCTCACTTAATACGTCACGATTGAATGAAGCTATTTGTGCTTCTAGGGTTCTTATTTTATCTTTTAGGGCTACTTCAGGTGGAATATCAGTTATGTGTGGCTTTGTATTATCTACTTCAGCTTGCATACCTGCCATTCGTGCTGCTCGTATTCTGCCTTGAAAACAAGCTCTTTTAATACCTAATAATTGAGCTGCTTTAGTTTCGCTGCCTGTCTTATTAAACGCTTCAACTGCTTCTTCTAATTGTTCGCGAGTTAATGGCATAGTTGACTCCTAAACAAAAGTTCAAACATAAAAAAAGCGCCAAACAATAAACCTAAACCACCTAAAATAATTAAAACTTTTATTACAAAGTCTGTTATTTCTTCCATTGGTTTTCCTTATGTTTAATTTCAATAAATTTGACATTCTTTAGCAAATTTGTTTCGCCGTCAAATATTAATTGCAGATTGCATCCTCTTTGACGTTCTTTATTGTTAGCAGATATAAAACTTGCATAACCTTTTTTACCACGATAAACATAATAATCTAGGGTAATATCAGGTTGAGGTGCTTTTAATTTTGTTTCTTTTATCATAGATTGAATATCTAATCCATTAAGCTGTTTGGTATATAACTCAATATTGAGCATATTTTGTTTCCTCCATTTTGTAGAAAATCATGTGCGACCATTGAACAGTCTTTTTTAATTTGAACCATGATTGAGGTTTTGAGATTGAATTATCGTGGAAGTTAGTTGCACCTTTAGAATAATCAGGCTCTAACTTGTGCATGATGCGCCATGCAAGATCAAGAAAGTATGGTTTGATTTCTTTAGGTTCAGGTGGTTTTACTTTTCCATACCAAGAAAACTGATAAGGTTTTCTCATTTCATTACACACCTGCTTTGGATCAAAGTCAGCTCTACGCATAAGGACATAGCCAACACCGATTTGTGCTTCTTTTTGTTCTACGCTACTTTCCATATAGATAGTTTGCGCAAGACAAAGAAGTGCCTGGTCGATCATAAATGACCCCCCTGTGTTATTGCCAAGTTGTATTATACCATTTTTCACTATTGTCTAGCTTCCATAAGCCTAACTTCCTCGGCTACTTCATCTAGAAACGTTTTTACTTCTTTTTCCATTTCTTCAATAAACTTATTGTCACGCATCATGCGCTTAAGAAAATGTCTACTACCTTCTGGAAATCTATCATCGTAACTAAAAAAATCTACCCATTCAGCTCCTGTGCAAGACATTTGAGCCATCATTTGAATTTTATATTTAGTTGGCGGCTCATCTGCTTTTATATATGACCAATGAACAGCACTACTAAATGGATTTTTTATTTCAACCAATCCCATTCTGCCAGCATTTTTTTCAATATGAATAACTCCGTCAGGTGATGCGCCAT